ATATTAAAATATTAAGCCTTTTTTCTTGAGATCTTCCTCAGTTATTATCACATACTTCAAACCTCTTCTTTCACACCAATCCTTGGTAAATGCCCATTTATGTAAATTTTTTTTATAGGTTTTTAAAGCATATTCATAATTTTCAAGTGTTTTTAAAGTTTGCCTTTTTTGAGGAACTGGAAATTCTGTCTCATGTTTTGGCTTAATCTCTATAACTACTCTATCATACCTATCTGTTTCACCTGAAGCCATTTCTACATAAAAATCTGGATAATATCTATGATTCTCTATTTGACCTGTTAAATTACTTGTTTGATAAGGAATTTCTAAACTCTCACAACTCCATTTAATAACCTTGTCGTTCAAATCACAAAATCTACAAAATGCAAATTCCCAAGAACTACGATATAATATAGGTGTTATACCAATATATTTATTCGGGTTTTGTAACATATAGCTCCCTTTACTAGGTGAGCCATCTTTTTTTCTCTGATACGTTAATCTAGCACGATTTAATCCCATAATTAGTAAGATTTATTTCGTAAAATATTTGGATTAGGAGGATCTTGAGCTAATTTAGTATTATCATTAACAGATATATAATTCCTTCCTCCGTTCATCAAAGCAATATCATATAATGTTGGAAACCTATTATATGATCCATTAGCAACATCCTGAAATTGAATATCTCTTACCAACATTATAAATTCTTCTTCCCTGAATGAAATTTGTGATGGTGCAGGTGTGGAATTAATATATCCATCATTTCTAACCCAATCTTTTAAAGCCATATTATTTCTTCTTTCTGATATATATATATTAATTTAAAAATTTAAATGTTATGTAATCCTTTACCTTCATTAGAATGACTCAAACTTATCATTTTTGGCGTTTCTTGATTATTTTTCTTTTGATAAATAACATTTAAACCACCTGCTATACCTCTTTTACAAATTTCAGAAAAATATGGAAATGCCGATGAATATTTTTTCTCATTAAAGCCAGCCCAATTTTGAAGCATCATAAGAATGCCCTGCTGCATGCAATCAAATTTATCATCAGGTGTTTTATATTTTCTTTCAAATTTTTTTATCATTTCTTCTCCAATTTTAATTATCATCCTTTCGGCATTTTTTGTTAGTTTACCTTTACCTTTACTAATAACAACTTCGTAAAAAAACTCAGAGTCATCTATGTATCTTGCCATTCATTTCTATTTTTTTTGGTGTTATTTTCATAACAATAGTTTTTCATTACATTATTTTTATAATAGAATTAAGCCTTCGATAAATATTTAGAAATGAGTGCCTTATAATGCATTTTTAAGTTTATTTAGTCTAATTAAACATAATTTATATAGTCTTATTAATTAAAAGTTTACAAAAACTTATATATTTTATTAGGTATTTTGTATTTAAAATGAAAAAGGATCTCACTTTCGTAAAACCCTTTCTCATTTGTTTAATTATCAAGTAATTATAAAATCATTCTTTTTGCTTTAACTTTATCTTCCTTAATAAGCTTTAAGTTTTCATAAAGTTCATGCTTAGAAATCAATAAATTATTGAATGTTTCTTTTAAAGCCTTATCTTCATTAACCAATTCTTCGTTTTCTTTTAATAATGTTATACCTTCATCAATTTCTTTAATAGCTTCTTTAATTTCCATTTCTTTATCTTCCAAGCTTCTTAAATATTTAACCTCTTTTGAAAGTTTATTTTCTAAGAATTTTGTCAAATCATAGTCTAATTCTCTTTGAATATCGTTAATTAAATCGTTTGCTGAATTATATTCATAGAAAGCTGAGCCTGTTCTTGCATCGTTATTATAAACATACATTTTATCCTTATAATTTACAACATGACATTCTAAATATGGATGTAAAGCATTTTCGACCTTTAATGCAATATCTAAATCTACAAACTTATCAATATTTTGAGCTGCTGTTGATGATAATACATAATAATCTTTCTTTAGCCAAGGAATAATTTTTGAATTAAATAAATTTTCTAAAGTTGTTTCTTTATCTAATTTTTCTTCATTTAAGAAAACTTCCTTATCATTTTTAGTAGAAATACTCAAAACTAAATTTTCATCTAATCTAAATGCAATTACATCTTCATTAATATCGCCAATTGTCATAACTTTTTCTAAAATTCTAAATTCTCTTAATTTTTCAGCATCAGTCACATGATTTTCTAAAAGAGTTTGTTTCATCTCATCATTATTAATCAAGAACCAACGATCTTTCATAAATACTAAATTGCCTTCTTCAACTTTTTCAACTAACGTAAATACCTTTGATGCCTTACCTGAGTTTACTAAATTTTGTCTTTGAACGGGATTATTCATGTAGCCATTTAAGAATAATTTAACTTCTGGAATCCAATCATGAATAACTAATTCATTAAGAATTGCTGTCATTTTTGAATCATTATCATTAATATTGATAATATTAAGAATAGAGTTCAAAGCTGGACGATACATTTGTCCATAATTTTTTCTTTCAATTTTTTTGTATAAATCTTTAAGATTATAATTAACAGGTTCACTCTTAATTTCATCTTCTAATGACTCAACAAGTCTTTTAACTTTAAGATCCCAAGAAAATGGAGTCAAAGTTTCTTTCAAAGAAGTAACTAATTCTTTTTCTGAAAAATTATCATAATCGCTAATATATCTTTCAACAATTACGTTTAATTCATACTCTTCAATTGGAAGATCTTTTTTAAAATTGAACAAATCATACTTTAAGTTTTTCATATCAAATTTATTATTTTTTGTGCTATATCTTGCAGTTTTTTATTTTTTTAAATTTATTTCAAAGTTATATATTAACAAAAAAAACTCGTTTTTTGTCAAAACGAGTTTTAATGAAAAAAAATCATAATTATTCCATATTTTCTAATTCATTCTGTCTATTGACTTCCTTCTCTGCTATAATTTCTTGTTTAGTTCTATTATCAAGTAAATTATGATACCAATAAACTCTTCTTAATGAGCTACCTACAGGTAAATCTTCTCCGGTTGGTCTAGGAATACCAAGAAATTCCCAATCTATATTTGCATCATTATCACAAATTTCATAATCATCACTTAATAAAGTAAATACTGGATAATAAGTCTGTACTTCTAGTGAAAACTTTATGGTTATTGTATTATCAGAACCCAAATTAATTTCTCTTGGAATATCAATTCCTGAATCAGCAGGTAATCTAAAAAAGGCATCTATTTTCATACCAAAATAGCTTATATTAAAAAATCTATAATTATAGAACATATCCAAAATTTTTGTATAGCATGTAGATGCTTCCCATTCATTATCTAATCTTATTTGTATATCATATGCTAATGTCACTGGAACCGCTTTGGTACGACTTACGATTGTTTTAAATTCATCATTTAGTTTTGTTTCTTTTGAAAGATATTGATTCGGATTCGCAAATTCGTCATCTCGTTGACAACCACCTTTAAATGTTATTACACCTCTTTGTTTTTGATCTGTATTTAATTCGACTCTTGTACTTGCAATATCATCTACAAACGCATCTAACATAAATCTTTCTTGACCAGCAAATGAAGTGTAAAAAGGAATTAAAACTCTTATTTTCTTACCATCACTCCAACGATTTATCCATCTAATTTTAGTTCCTAAAACTTTACATAAACCAATTGTAGTCATTCTTACAAAATTGTCATCGTAATTGTAATCTTCGTCTATATGCATAAAACTTTTTATTTTTTATTATATATAAAATTTTGGAGTATAACTTTATGAAATATGATAGAAAATTTATCATAAAACTAATAGATAATAACAAAGAATATGGTTATGTTAAAGACATCTTTAAGAGTAGTATAGGATTTTTTTACGAAATAACATTTAAAATTGAAAATGCTAAAATTTGGAAATATAAAAAAAATTGTCAAAGTAGTATAAAAAGTCTTGAAAATCACTTAGATCCAACTAAAAAAAAGTTAAAAAAATATAAATATGATATAATAGACATAACAGATAACAGAGTACTAAGAAGCATCAAACTCAATAAAATTAATAAAAAATGAAAATAAAGAATGGAGATATTGTTATAATTAATAGAGAAAAAGCATATATTAAAAATAAAACTTTACCGTCTTGGTATTCAAATAAAATATTTAATGTCATTAAAGTTGAAAATAATGTAGCATATCTGCACGAAAATTTACCAAATAATTCAAATAAAATTAATATTGCTTATTTAAAATCACTAAAAATTGAGAGAAAAAACAAACTTTTAAAATTAGAAACACTAAATATATGTGGGAGTAAAATCCCACTAATCAATTCATAGTTGTTAGATACAGCGCCATTCAAGGATAAAACCAAAAATGGCGTTTTTATTTTTATATATAGTAGATCCGCAAAAAAAAAATATAACTTGTAATATGAAACATCTTTTAAGATTTTATGAAGCAACAAATGAAGCAAAAGTTGCAATTCAAGATACAACAAAAACTAATTTCCAGATATGGGAGAAATATGACTATTTTTATCCGTATGAGCCAGAATTAAAGCCATGCCCATGCTGTGGAGGTAAAGCAACGCTTATGGATCGTCCATCTTTCTATGTTGAATGTATAAAATGTGGATTAAGAACAAGTGAAGATTCTGATAGTTTCACCGAACCCATAGAAATGTGGAATAGAAGGGAATATACTACTAATGAATCAAAAGTTGCAATTCAAGATACAACAAAAACTAATTTCAACACAGGTTCTCTTATAGAAGCACCATCTTAGTTTATTCTTTGATGGTGTTTTTTCATTTTAAATATCTAATATATAAAATATAAAAATAAACAATATGAAACATTTACAAGGTTTTTACGATAAAATAAATGAAGCAAAAGTTGCAATTCAAGATACAACTAACATAAAATTTAATGTTGGTTCACTGATCCAGATTGTAAGTGAAAATGACAAGAATATAGGACAAGCAACATTTAAGAAAGCATTGAAAACTATTTATCATGTTCAATATAAAGGAAAATTAATGAAAGTAGATAAAAAAAATTTATCTATAAATAAGCACGGCCAAGTTCAAACTGAATTAAAAAATTTAAAATAATAAAATATATAAAATATGAATCATCTACAAGATTTTTATGAACAAACAAAATGATTATATTTTTATAAATGAGAATAAAAACTTGGACAGAAAAAAATTACAAGAAGAAACAAATAAATATATAACAAGAAAAGAATTCAGAGAAAATAATCATGCTGCTTTTATAGCAGCATATAGGATGAATATTCTAGATAAACTATTTAAAAATCACCCCAATAATGGGTATTCTAAAAAACAAAAACTCTCAGGTTATTGGACAGAAGAAAAATTACAAGAAGAAGTCAATAAATATGAAACAAGAGATGAATTTCAAAAAAATAATATTAAAGCCTATCAAGCAGCACAAAGGCGACAAATTTTAGATAAATTATTTAAGAATCATTCAAATAACGGGTATTCTGAAAATCAAAAACGTTTAGGTTATTGGACAGAAAAAACTTTGCAGGAAGAAGCAAATAAGTATAAAACTAGAGATGAATTTCAAAAAAATAATGCTTCAGCTTATGTTACTGCTAGAAATAAAAATATATTAGACAATTTATTTAAAAATCATTCTAATAATGGTTATTCAGATAAACAAGTGATATATGGATATTGGACAGAAAAAACTTTGCAGGAAGAAGCAAATAAATATAAATCAAGGCAAGAATTTAGAAATAAAAATAACCCTGCATATAGCGCGGCAACAAGAAAGAAATTACTTGATATATTATTTGATAATCACCTAAATAAAGGATATTCTGATAAAGAAGAATGGAAAGAAAATAGTTATGTTATATATATTTATGAATTAGAAGAATTTAATAGTGCTTATGTTGGCTTAACAAATAATATGAAAAGGAGAGATAAAGAACATCTATTTGATGAAAAAGAAAAAATGTCGTTATTTTGTAGAGAAAACGATATTCCATATCCTAAATATAAAATTTTAGAAGAAAATTTAACATCAAAAAAAGCTCAAGAACTAGAAAAATATTGGGAAAATTTTTACAAGAATAACGGATGGGAAATGTTTAATATTGCAAAAACAGGCTCATTAGGCTCAGCTGCAATAAAATGGACCAAGAAAGCATTACAAGAAGAAGCTAATAAATATAAAAATAGAAGAGAATTTCAAAAAAATAAATCTGGTGCATACGATGCAGCATTCAAAAAAAATATAATAGATGAGATATTTAAAAATCATTTAAATAGTGGATATTCTAAAAATAAAAATGGTTATTGGACTGAAGAAAAATTACAAGAAGAAGCTAATAAATGTAAAACAAGAGAGGAATTTAATACAAAACATAAAGCGGCGTATTTAGCAGCTTATAGAATGAATATCTTAGATAAATTATTTAAAAATCATTCTAATAAAGGTTATTCAGATAAACGAGTGATATATGGTTATTGGACAGAAGAAAAATTACAAAAAGAGGCTAATAAACATATGACAAGAAGAGAATTTAGAGAAAGTAATCATGCTGCTTATATGGCAGCGTCTAAAATGCAGATTATAGATAAATTATTTAAAAATCATCCGAATAATGGATTAAAAATAAAAAAGATATAAATAAATAACCACATTCAACTAAAAAATCTAAACTAAATTAAAACCTCTGAAGAGGTTTTTTCATTTTAAACCTTTACTCATTTTTATAATATAAAAAGTAAATTATTAATTTACGAATCATGAAATCAGATATGTTCTGGTATAAGTACCAACCTAAAAATTTAAATCAAATTATATTACTTCCTAGAATTAGAGAATTGGTTAAAGACGGTGTTAAAGCTAACATGATATTTTATAGTGACACACCTGGTACAGGTAAAAGCACACTAGCCAGAATTTTGTGTAAGGGTACAGATAATATAGAATTTAATGCTTCAAAAGATACAA